ACCCTGGACGTGGCCACAATCACATCCAGTGGTACTGCTATCAACAGCAATATCACAATCACCACTGATCTTGAGCACGGTCTCAATGCTGGTGCTACCATTACATTGAGTGGTGTTACCACATCGGGGTATGATGACACTGGATATGTGGTCACTACCATAACCAGCGATACTGCGTTTGTGGTACAGGCGCAAAACTTACTGGGCAGTGCCACTCCTGTGTTGGGGCAACAACCACGCATCAACGTCACTGGGTGGAGTGGTTCGTGTATTCGTGCAGGATTGTTTGACGATCAAAACGGCTTGTTCTGGGAAAACAATGGTGTCACTGTGAATGCAGTGCAACGTACCAGCACATTTCAAACAGCAGGCTTGGTCAATGTCTCAGTTGGCTCCAACCTTGTGACAGGCGATGGCAACTGCCGTTTCCAAGATCAACTGAACGTGGGCGATGTTGTGGTTATTCGTGGTATGACACATAGTGTGGCGTCAATCATCAACAACAACAGAATGACTGTGGTGCCCACATTCCGTGGTGTGTCAAATCAGACTCGTGTGAAAATGGCCCTGCGCAACGAAATTCGTGTGCGGCAGGCAGACTTCAACATTGATCCACTCAACGGTACAGGTGCATCAGGATTCACACTGGATGCCAGCAAAATGCAGATGTATGCCTTGGAATATTCCTGGTACGGTGCTGGCACAGTTATTTGGATGTTGCGCGGACAAGATGGCAAGTTTAACTGGGCACACAGACGTCCCAACAACAACATCAGCAATGAAGCATACATGCGTTCAGGTAACTTGCCTGCACGTTATGAAGCCATCAACGAAACTCCAGTGAACTCGTTGAACGGTGCCATAACAGACAGTCAAACTACTATTACATTGCGGGATGCCACAGACTATCCACCTGCGTCAGTGACATATCCTTCGTATGTGATGATTGACAGTGAAGTTATCAAATATTCAGGCAAGAGTGGCAATGACTTGACTGGTTGCACACGTGCCGCAACATTCACACAGTGGGCTGAAGGTCAAAGTCGCAGTTATACCAGTAGTGCAGCCACCAGTCATGCAGACAATGCAGGTGTGATATTGATTTCAAACACTTGCGTACCATTAGTAAGCCACTGGGGTAGTGCGGTCATCATGGACGGCAACTTCAACGGTGACGAAGGCTTCTCATTCACATACAATCGCAGCAACTACGGTTTGCCAGCCACAACTGGTGCCAGCCAAACAGCGTTCTTGATGCGCTTGGCTCCCAGTGTGAGCAACAGTGTGATTGGTGACCTGGGACAACGCGATCTTATTAACCGTGCGCAGTTGACCTTGGAAACACTCACAGTGAATGTGAGTGCTGGGCGATATCTTGTGACTGGTATTTTGAATCCCAACAACATTGACTCGGCCAATACCACATGGGCCGGATTGAACAATGCTGGTGGTGGTTTTCAACCTAGTTTCACGCAGTTTGCTGTTGCTCCACGTTACTCAAACGAATCCACAGGTGGTGTGCAAGCCGCACCGTTGAACACTGTGGGCGGTTTCCAACGTTCGGGAACCATGACTTTGTCAGGTGCTGTTAGAACTTTTTCTGGGTTGTCATTGACCAACGTATCAAGTTCAGGATCAACAGCCAACGTTACTGTGCAGTTGAGTGCAGGACGAACCACTTATGCAACCAATACCACAAGTATCTCAGTGCAAAATCCTGGCACAGGATATGCTGTGGGCGACACTGTGAAGATTCTTGGCACATCTTTAGGCGGATCAACTCCTGCTAACGACCTGAACTTGACAGTGGCTGCGGTATCAGCAGACGTTACAGGTGGCGAACGACTGTTTGCCATTCCAATTCAAGCCACAGGGGTGAACAACTTGGATCTAACACAGATCAAACAAATTGGGCCGAGTTCAATTCCAGGTACAGGTACATACCCCAATGGTCCAGAAGTGCTGGCAGTGGTGATCACAGCACTGAGTACGCAATCAAACCCAGTGGGCGAGATTCAGTTGAGTTTCCAGGAAAGTCAGGCTTAATGGCTCAAAGCAAGATAACGCTCTACAGTGTCTATCTTGCTTTGTACTGCTTCGATGTTCACAGTTGACCACAGGCCAGGATGCATGGGTCTAGGCCATTGACCGCGATCAATCCAGGCATAGCCCATGTGTTCTTGGTTCAGCACAGGCACAAACTCACCAGCAACAACACATACCCAGGTGTTGTACTCAAATTGACCGTCTGATGAGGTGAATTTTTCTAGTGGAACCAAGCGTTGATATTCGGGCATTGTGCCCAGTTCTTCAATGCACTCACGTTCCATGGCACCCAACAACGTTTCACCTGGTTCTACCTTGCCACCAGGCAGTCCCCATGAGCCTGGGTGTCTAGTATCATTGCGTAGCAAATACAAGTAGCGTCCTGTAGCACTGCTACGAAACCAAACTCCCACCGCCTTCACAGCACAATCCTCCAGTTGCCTCCTGTGTATACACCTTGATAACTCTTGACCCAGGAATCGCCCATCCAACGATATTGAATGCCTGTGGTAAGATTGGTGACATACTGTGTGTTGTTGGCTTCTGTAGCGGCACGGAATACCACACGCCAGTAGTTGTTGCTGTATTGTATAATGTCATTGGCCTGCGCCACTAGTCCGCGGCCATTGGCGCCAACCCAGGACGTGGCAGGGTCAGGATTGTCCAGAGATCCTGTGTCTTCAGTGAGCAAATAACGTTGTCCGTCGATGGCAGAATCCAATCCATCTTGTGGCCCTGATGTCAGCGGGTTGATCACAGCGTCAATGGGATCTAAAGTGTTTTGTGGAGTGGTATCAATGTCCACATCAAACAACAAGAACCTGTCATCGTTGGGATCCAGTGCAATGGTTCCTACTACTTCAGTTTCGTCGGGCTGTATCAATCGTATTTGACTGATACCAGGCCGCAAAGATCCGTAAAGGTCAATCACTGCTGGCCACAACAGGTTGCTGTCAGGCACAATCTCTGTGGGAGTGATGGTATCATTGCTGGGCTCTTGTGCCAGGTATTGTTGTTGCAAGCACTGTAGTTTGTTGCCAATCAATACTGCGGCATAGTTGAAAGGTGTGATCACTTGTCTAGTACCCATCAACAGGTCATCGTTGTCAACAGCATTGTTCAAGTCACCCTGAGAATCATACATACTGGCAATCACACGTTCAACCACGCCCAGTTTTAGCACTTTGGCAGGCGGTGATATCCAGATAGGCATGCTGAATGTCAGCGTGGCAACGTCAATGGGATTGTCTGTGCCAATAGGGATGGTACGACTGGTCCAAGTGGTACGATCCAGGTACATCACACTCAAACTGGTCCAGTCAATGTAGTTGTCTGTGCTTTGTATTTCTAAACTTGGATTGAACAGTGTGAGCACCTGCTCCAGCAACTGCAACTTCTGATTGGTATTACTTGTCCAAATGTCCAAGTTGATGGTGAGTTTGAATGGCACAGGCATGAGTCGTTCCACTGTGAATGCATTGCCCTGTGTGGTTTCATAAGTTTCTGTTGAAGGATCGTAAGTTCGTTGACGCACATTAATTTTACTCACATAGTAAGGATCTTGCATGCGGCTTTGTTCATAGTCCAGGCCAGTGATGTAAAAAGTCATCAGCGGGGTTGACGGCAAACTGTTGCGACTGTTTTCCTGTATGATGGTTTGTGCGTTGCGACTGGCGTCACCGTACCGAACAGGCACACGAATTAGTGCGGCAGCATTGACCCCGTCATTTTCATTGGCATACTCAATCTGGAATCCAGAAAAGATTCTAGTAAATTGCAGTAAAAATCTGCGTATCTGTTCATCATAAAAGAAGGCTTGAATTTGGGTTCTCCCGGTTAGGTGCCAGGTGGCAAGAATCCACCTTGGTCGCCGTTGTCAGCACGTGGTCTAAGTATTTCACTGAGACTTTGTCGACTTGGAATGTTGCCCAGGTCTTTGGTGTTGACAGTAGCAGTGTTATTTACAAAACTGCTGCGTAGAGTCTTATTAACTGGACCGTTGTTGAGGTTGGTACGTACATTGTCCTCAATGCGTACCCAACGAGCACCATCGTAACGGAACAGTCTATTGGGTTTGTAATCTAATCTCAATGCATAGGCTCCTGCCACAGGATTGGGTGGGAAGTTTACTCC